CATGCGAACCAAGCAAAATGACTTGCGATTGATACCACGAAACCGCATGAAACCTAGCATTTGACTAGCAAACTCTGGCATTCATTTGCGTAAAGTGTTGGTAATCAGTACTAAAGCATAGCAGTTGACTTGGAATCACATGCTAATTCTTCTGCATTACACCTGTAAAGCAAATCATGGGGGGGGAGGGGGCTTGGCGTTCGTCCGCGCTAATTCTGTATTATCATAACCACCCCGCATAATTTTTTCCCTCTGCGTTTTCCCTCTGCGTTTTCCCTTTTGCCCCAAGTGTTTGTTATTTTGGTGCTGGTATTCTTGGTGGTTGTTAGTGTACAGAATCCCGTACAGGTGGCTTATGTGTTTTTAAACAGATCCCACGCTTCCTTGTACTTCTCATGCTTAGCCTTGGAGTTGGGATTGTTACCATAAAGAGATATGCGAAGTGCTTGGTTCACCTCCAGGCATGGAATGATGTACCAGGAGGTAATATCTTCGATATAGGCGGCAAGGACATCGATCTTGGTACAATCAAGGGTTACTTTCTTGGAAGTCCCGGAAGAGGTTGTGATCATATACCTGCCAAATCCCGTACGGTTAGAGTCCTTTGATTTATCCTTAGTCCCTTTGATTTGTACTTTGAATACCTTACCCGCCTGATTCATGACCAGGCAGTCCTGGGGTAGGTAGTCACCTAGTGGGGTGAAGACTTCTAGGTTACGGGATAGTGCTTCTGTAAAGAAGATTTGTTCGTAGAGGTTACCTTTACGTTTCATCCGTTACTTCGATGACTTTTTCACTCGAAGCTTCCTTGGGCAGAGCTTGGGTAGCTTTCTTTGCACCTTTTAGGATGGACCGTACTTTATCCGGGGTCATATCTGAGGAGCCTAGTTTAACATTGGCAGATGCTGTTATGTTTGTGGGTCTGCCGTTAATGGTCATGAGTTTGTCGAATAGTACGGAAAGAGTGTAGGCTAAGTTCTGTGGAGGTATTTGATCCAGCTTTTCATGGATAAGGTTTAGATTATCTCCGACAATGGCAGATAGTTTATTGGACACTGCATTTAGATATTCCTGCTCTGACATTTCTAGACGGTAGCGTAGAAAGTGCCTGGTGTAGTTTTGTATATCTTTTTCCTTACGTGTTGGATCATTTGCCTTGGCCTGTAGTTTTCTTGTTTCCTCTGCGGCACTTGCTTTTTTCATAGCTATCTTGGCGGCTGAATCAATGATATCGTTTTTAAGGTCTTTGCGTAGAGCTTTTACAGTGGCTTTATTACCCATAAGTTATTTTTTTGCACAAAAGTATTGACAGGTCAATCCATAAACTACAATAGACTACACATGGACACGGAAAGGGCGGGAAAGATATTGGAGGCACATGGGATAAGTAAGAGTGCATTTGGTAAGATGCTTGGAGTAAAGGCGAGTACCGCGAGGATGGCATTTAGTCTGAAGAGGTTCTCTAAGAAGATGGTGGCTAAATTGGAGGAGTTGGAGAGTGAGTTGTTAGTTGAGCAGGAGTTGGGGGAAGTGGATGAGATGATTGAGACTGCCCAGCAGGAGAGGGCAGTGATCAAGGCGGGAATGATTGCCCAGAGTATGGAGGGTATAGTGAGTGCAAAGGTATATATGTTACCCAAGAATCCATATCTTAGATTTATAGAATTTAGTGATGGTAGTCATGGCAAGTTCCGTGCAAAGCCCGGAGAGTTTGGATTGGGTAGTGTTGTGAAGGTCAAGCAGGAGGATGGAGATATGTATTGCTTGGTCGGAGAGTATGACAGGAAGGGAAGACTGTGTGGATAGTACCCAAAACATTATCAGCTTTTGTACCGGATACGGAGGGCTTGAACTTGGCATTAGACGAGCAGGCGTGGATGTTAGAACAGTCTGCAATGTGGAGATCGAAACCTTCGTCCAAGCAAACTTGGTTGCGAAGATTGAACAGAAACTCATGGCTAACTGCCCTATCTGGACGGATCTTAAAACCTTCCCTGCATCAGAGTTTCGTGGAAAAGTACACGGACTCATTGGAGGATATCCATGCCAGCCATTCAGTTCAGCAGGGAAGCGACAAGGAGAAAAAGACCCAAGACACTTATGGCCATACATCCTCAAGCACGTCAGGGCAATTAGACCTGTTTGGTGCTTTTGGGAAAATGTCGCAGGACACACCACGATGGGGTTATGGCGAGTCCTGTCCGATTTGGAAGAAGAAGGTTATAGATGCGCGTGGGGTATATTCAGTGCGGAAGAAGTTGGCTCGCCACACCAAAGGAAACGAGTGTTCATCCTTGCGAAACTACCCAACGCCAAGATCGAGGGATTGGAAAGACACTCCAGGATGCTCACCGAGCAAGATAGGAGATGTGACTTTACCCAGAATGATTTATCAAAACAAGAACTGGGCAACTCCACAAGCCTCCGACCACATCGAGGGAGCGAGAACTGCGAAGGAGAGCAATCAGAAGTGCTTGGGGAGAGACTTGAATCAGATGAATTGGCCCACACCGCGAGCCGGGAACCCCGGCAGTCGCAAGCCTGGAACGGGGGGCAAGATACTAGCGGAGGAAGCGAAGAAACACAATGGCCTGCAAGACCAGGAGAAGAGCAATACGAGTGGGAAGAACCACGGGTCACCGAAGCTCAATCCGAATTGGGTGGAGCAACTCATGGGACTCAGCACAGGGTGGACAGACTTAGGCTCTTGGGGAATGGAGTTGTCCCCCAAACCGCAGAACTAGCATGGAAGACTTTATGGAAGGAAATGAACAAATGACTTTTAGAACTGTATCTCAGGTGGTTAGCCCTTGCCTACGTGTACAACCTCGACACTCGGAGGTGAGGTGCAGTTCTTATTTTTATAAATGAGGAAATCATACTTTAGCACGATTGGATTATCTACCGAGGATGCAAACCGTGGATTTGATGAGTTTTATTCCAACTGTGAATTACGTTGGAAGGAGGGGGCAAGGGAACCTGGTTGCCCACCCAACACCACACGCACGGACATTCAGAGGAAAAGACCCAAGTCTAAAACAGAATTAATATTTAGAAATGAGCGCAAAAAAAAGTGAGGCCAAGCAACAGTTCAAGGTGGAGATTAAGTCCGACCTTAATCGATGGTTTGATGAATCGGATCTTGATGTTGAAGAGTTATCTGCCTGTGCAGTGGAAGCAATCGAGGAATGGTTGGATGAGGACATCATAGAATTTACACCAGAATGAATATTTACACACCAACAGGTAAGAAAGTGGAGAGTTGGCCCCAATGGGTGGGTCGATTATCGGAGGAGAATTTACATCTCAAGAAGGAGAATGAGAAATTAAAGCAACAGATCAAAGGCTTGGAGGCTGAGAGTTTTGAATTAAAGAAAAGAAGTTGTGATCTGTGGAGTGAAGTCATGGAGGTAAAGGCGAGTCATGCAAAGTGAAAGTACCACCGGGATGGAATCCGCACTTTTGGAAAAACTACGGGCGAGCAATACCACAATCCGTACAAAAATTACCGAAGTACGACTTGAAAAAGCTGGGTCCACCACCATTGGAATTAAGCCAAGAGACATTGGAACGGATACGCAAGGCTGGTCAATTGGTGAAAAGGAAATCCCGTGCGACACGCTCGAAACGGCGATCATCGTAGGGTTGGAGATGCAGGCAAGAGGATGATTGTTACCCTTCAACCAGATGAGATCCAAGTCTGCCAGATAATAGGTAGGATGCGCAGTCTGATTGCCCGTGGAAACGGAGTCTATGATGCCAAGATGGGTGACCAGGATGGTAGTGATGCGGATGTTATGGGCTTTATGGCAGAGTATGGATTTGCCAAGAAGATGAATTGTTTCCCTGATTTAGGACTAACTCCAAGGAGTGGTTCTGCGGATGGTAAGATGAAGAGTGGAAAGCGTTATGACGTAAAATCATCTGATCTCAGAAAAGCGAGATTGCTAAGTACCAAGAAAGTAAATCCTGATGTGGATATATATGTTCTGTGCGTGGTGAATGGGAACACTTTAGACTTTAAAGGATGGGCAAAGAAAGAGGATTTAATCAAGGATGAGAATGAAATAGATCTTGGACATGGTCCCGGCTATGCGTTGGATCAGGATAAACTGAGAAAGTTTAATGCCTAAGATCACTTACGCAGATGAGGTAGATGCCCACTTTGGTATTCCTTGGATAAATGATTTAAAGTATGAGAAGGGCGAGCTTGCCTGTGCGCTGACAGAAGAACAGATTGATGCACTACCACAGGAGCGCGCTGAGACACTTAGTCGCTTAATGCTCGATCAACCGGGCAGTGAGAAGGAAGATCCAATCCAATGGGGTTGGACTCTTCCTGGGTGGCGCAGGGTGATGGATAATTGGAAGAATGATAAGATCCACATTTGTCTCGGAGGGAACAGGAGTTCCAAAACCACCTTCGCATCCCGTATGCTTGTCCACTTAGCACAGACAATACCAGAAGCAGAGATACGTTCTTTGCATGTTTCAGAAGAGCGCAGCGTGAGTGATAGCCAAAGATACGTGTGGGAGGCGCTTCCTATGAGGTATAAACGGGCAAAGAAGAAGAGTGAGAGTCATTCCCTGCAATACACACAGAAGAATGGATTTAACTCAGCCAAGGCAATCCTACCACCTTGCACACCAGGTGCTGAGAGGGGTAGTACAATATCCTTTAATAACTACAGGCAGTATCAGGCAGATCCGCAAATATTTGAGGGATGGTCAGCACACTGTATTCATATGGATGAAGAAGCACCTGAACAAATTTTCGATACATTGGTAGGTGGTAGGACAGTTGATTACCACGGACGGGTGCTGTTAACTTTTACGACATTGCAGGGTTGGACACCATTGATTAATAGTCTGTTGAAAGGTGCGGAGACTGTGGAGACTAGATACAGTGAACTGATGGGCCGTGAATTACCTGTTGAACAGGTATCTGTAAATTGGCCTAACTGTAGAATTTATTACTTTTGGTCGGAGATGAGTCCCTTTGTTGATTACAACGAACTGATCCGAACCTACTCGAAACAAACACAAGAGGTAAAACTCGCCCGTTTATACGGGATTCCTAGCAAGGCAATGGAGGGGCGATTCCCTAAATTCTCAAGAGACACAAATGTTATTCCCCATGAGAAAATCCCCTTCATTGCTGATGCTACCGTACCCTGTACTAGGTATTTTATATGTGACCCAGGTGGTAGTAAACCTTGGGTAGCCACATGGATCGGAGTCTTAGAGGATGGTAGTATATATGTATACCGCGAGTTCCCTGACAGTACGATGGGAGCATGGGCATTACCGCATGTCAATGGAGTGGGAAAGAGCGTGGGTAAACCTGGACCCGCACAGCGTCCACTAGGATGGGGATACACACAGTATAGGGATCACTTCTTGGATCTCGAACAGGGAGAGGATATCTTTGAACGAATCGTTGACCCTCGAATGGGGGCAGCCACAGTGCGCGAGAAAGAGGGAGAGAGTAACATTATTAATACTATGGCAAACTTGGACTTTGTCATGCGACCTGCTCCCGGTGTGGATGTGGAAGCTGGCATTGCCAAGATCAATGATGCTTTGGCATGGGATGACACGGAACCAATGACAGAGTCCAATAGACCAAAAATCTTTGTGTCTGATAGATGTGAGAACTTTATAAGTTCAATGCTTGAATATACAGGCAGTTCCCGTCAGGAGCATTGGAAGGATATGGTTGACTGTATTAGATATTTCATGGTCAGTGGACCTGAATATGTGACCAGCGGAAGTATCCAAGCCACAGGTGGTGGTGGATATTGATCTTGCCCTAATGGCTACAAGTAGCTACATTATGCTACGCATATGCAGTCTGCCGCAGATCCTGAATTACTATATGTCTCAAAAGAGCCTGACATTGCTTACTTGGCCGAAGCGTACAAACGTACCCAAAGCGATTTAGGTGAATGGTTAGACCGCAGGCAAAGAGATTATGATACCCGCCATTGTCATTGGTCAGGGCAATCAGATGATTTTAAGAAACATGCTTCTTTAAATTCCACAGGTGAGGTATTCCCCTGGGAAGGTGCAAGTGATCAGCAGGTAAGACTTTGCGATGAATTGATTTCCTGCCGGATTGCAATGAGCATGAATGCGATAAGACGTGCGCACATTGTAGCCACTCCCACAGAATCAAATGATGTGGAGCGTGCAAATGTGGTAAGTAACTTTTTACGATGGTTAATTAATTCCAAGATGGATGAATTTTACCCTGAAGTTGAACTTGGACTGAATCATTTCTTTGAGAAAGGCATGATGGTTCATTACTGCTGGTATGAGAATAAGGAATTAAAACAACAGCAGACCATCAGTTTACAGGAGATTGCCCAGGCACTGCCACAGATTGCCACAGCTATTCAGGATGGCAGCATGGATGAGGAGTTAAGCGAGGCCCTTAAAGGACAGTTTAACATTAGTAAATCCAAAGCTAGGGGAATGCTCAAAGAGATGCGCAAGGATGGTGAGACCACTGTTCCTGTGACCCGTCAAGTGGTAAGCAGACCCAAGATCAAAGCCCTTGCCCCAGATGAGGATGTGTTTTGGCCTAGTTATGCAATCGATCCACAGGAAGCTCCGTATATGTTTCATGTGGTTTCGATGACTCCTGAGCAATTAAGGTCTAAAATTAGCACCGAAAAATGGTCAGAAGAGTTCGTGGATGCAGCCATTGAGTTGGCTGGACAGGGAGAGGATGTGGATGAAAATATCTACCAACTCCGCGAGGATGATAATTTTACTAGAAGTGATGATGATAGTCTTGTTAGAATTGTGTACTGTTATCAAAGACTATTGGACGAGGATAATGTCCCCGGCATCTACTGTACAATTTACCATGCCAATATATCTGATCTTTATGCCAAACATCAATTACTTGATTATGCACATGGCAAGTATCCATTTGTCGTAACTACATTAGAAAAAACAAGTAAGAAACTTTACTCATCGAGATCATACCCAGAACTCATTGAAGGGTTGCAACAAGTACTGAAAGTGGAAACAGACGCAGGGGTTGATTCACAATCACTTGCAACTCTACCACCTTTGGAACACCCGCTTGGTCGCGCACCAAGTCGCTATGGCCCTGGAGTCAGGTTACCCTATCGCGTACCGGGCGAGGTAAGATTTGCATCCACTCCTAGAGGTTCCGTATCCAATGTAGAACTTCGCAGATATATACAGGAGCAAGCAGATAGATACTTTGGTAGAAACGCACCTGGAGTAAATCCTGTGGAAGCACAGATGAAACAGCAGGAGGTAATAGATAAAGTCTTTCACCACCTCAAACATGTGCTTGATCAAGTGTACTCACTTTACCAACAGTATGGTCCTGATCAGGAATACTTTAGAGTCACAGGAATGCAGGATATGCAGAAGTATTCCAAGGGTAATCCCAATGATCGTTTTGACTTTTATATGCAGTTTGATGCTGCCACTCAAGACCCAGAGCAAATGCTCGAACGGGTAAATGCAATAGCATCACTTGGCGCACAGCTTGATAAGAATGGAACGCTTGACACTGAGCGATTACTACAGATTGCAGTTGGACAGATCATGCCAGGTGCAGCCGAAAGCATTTTACTTCCCAAGGAGACTGCACAGGCAAAAGCAATGGAGGAAGAAAGACAGACCATTGCAGAAATCTATGCAGGTGTACCTCCTAATGTTAAACCCAATGATGCCCATGAGATGAAACTTCAAGTGTTTCAACAGTGGTTACAGCAACCAGATGTAGCACAAAAGGTACAACAAGATCCGGCATTACAGGAGCGTATTCAGAATTATATGCAACAAAGAAATATGCAGATCCAGCAAAAACAAAACGCTCAGATTGGAAGACTAGGGGCCGCCCCTACACAGTTTGGGCAAACAGGATCAGCACCAACAGGAGGATAAGATTATGCCAATGGGAAAAGGGACATACGGAACTAAGGTAGGTAGACCACCTAAGAAGAAAAAGAAGAAGTGTGGCAAGCGGAAGACCAAGTAAAGTAAATAGCCCAAGGCGTATCCGCAAAGGTGAGCCTGGTTATGGTAAGAAGAAGTTTGTAGTCCTAGCTTCTGAGGGTGGAAAGAAAAAGACCATTCGCTTTGGTGACGCAAATTTAAGTATTAAGAAAAGCCAACCTGCGCGCAAGAAGAGCTACTGTGCGAGATCAGGTGGTATCAAAGGAAAGAATACAAAACTTAGTGCCAACTATTGGTCACGCAAAGCATGGAACTGTTAGATGAGTCTATATAAAAACATACACGCTAAAAGAAAGCGTATAAAAAAAGGTAGTGGTGAAAAGATGAGAAAGCCTGGATCAAAAGGCGCGCCAACTGCCAAGGCATTTAAGAAAGCAGCCAAGACTGCAAAGAAAAAACGCAAGTAATGTGTCCCATCTGCAAAGAGAAGTCTATTGGATCGTATTGCTGGTCATGTTCTTCATCGAGCGAAACATCATCATAGACACTTTATTTTTCACACTATCCATAGTTTACGAAAACTTTAAATGAAGCTAAGAAAAACAAATCATGAGATCGATCAAGAGGAAGCATTCCGAGCGCTGTCCGTTCTTAAAAACGATCCTAACTTCAAAAGATATATTGAGTTGCGTGAAGCTATGCGTGAAGAAACCATTCGTGCGTTGCAGACTCCAGCAAACATTGAAAATTTAAACTTACACTTTCATATTTCAGGCAAGCTTGAAGCAATAGACGAAGAACTAGACAATTTCTATAAGCTTTAATCTTTGGATGTGTGTGTGACACCCCACTAGCCCTCCGTGTTAGGGGTAACACGGGGGGCTTTTTTATTGCCCTTCTAGCTACAATAGGCTACATTTTGCTACACTAGGCTATTTATGCCTTGCTCTTATGGAAACATTACAAGAAGAGGTTGTCTCAGAGTCCTCCGAAAATTCTGTGGATAGTTTAACGCAAAGTGAAGGTAACCTCACAATGGCAGAACTAGCATCAAGTCTGATGAAGAGCCGCCAAGCCGAGGAAACTGAAACTGCTGATGAGGAACCTGAAACCGTTGAAGAAACTGCGGAAGAAGAGGAACCAGAGGCACAGTCTGCTGAAGAGTCGGATGAATCAGATGAGGAATCAACTGAACCGCCCGTAGAACCTTCAGATGTTCTTTCTAAATATAAAATAGACTTGGATTCATTATCCGAGGAGGATGCTAAGAACTTAGCTAAACAGTTAAATGCTTCTGCAATCAAGCGGTTTGGAAAGCTAACCGCACAGAAGAAAGCACTGTTGGCTGAGAATCAAGAGTTACAGCAGCAAGTTCAGCAAGCACCCGTGCCTGCCGAAGCACCTGCATTCCTCAAGGATAATGCCCTGCATAACGTCACAGATGTCAACGCACTCACCAAGGAAGTTGAGAACCTTAACACGCTCATTGAATGGGCAGACGAAGGGATGGAAAACGAAGTTGAGTACGATGACGCTGGTAATGAGTTTGTGGTCAAGGATGGGGAAAAGACTTATACGAAGTCTGATCTTCGGAGAATCAAAGCGAATGCAAAAAAGATACTTCGCAAAGATGCTCCTGCTCGACAAGCCTGGATAAAGGAACGTCAAGCAAGTGACCAACAAGCAGTCCAAACTTTCGAGTTCCTAAGTGATGGCGAAAGTGATGACTACAAGATGTTCATGCAGGTGAAGCAAAGCCCAATGTATAAACCTTTAGTCGATCACCTACCCAATAGTAATTTTGCATTGGGACTTATGGTGGAAGGTTACAAGGCAATACAAGCCCGGCAAGCAAGTGCAAGTCAACCCAAGGTCTTAAAGAAACCAACTGCTCCTGTCGCAAGTGCTGAAGCAGGTGCGAGTAAACCAAGATCCGAGGGAAGTAAACATCAGAAAGCTCTACAGGCGGCTCATGCCAAGTTTGAGAAATCAGGCAATATAGCAGACTACCAGAATTACATAAAACTAAAGCGAGCAATCGTAAAATAATAATTTAAAACAACAAGGAGGATATAGATATGGCTAAAGCCACTACTTACAATACTGCTGGAAATCGTGAAGATTTAACTTCGATTATTTCAGTTCTAGAACCAGAAGCGACACCGTTCGTTTCTATGATTAAAAAGGGAAAAGCAACCGGAACATTCTTTGAAATGCAGGTTGACCGCCTCAACTCGCCCGATTTTTCTGGAATCGAAGAAGGAGAAGATGTTTCGAGCTTCACCAATCAATCTGCTGACCGGGCGCGCATCGGAAATTATATACAAAAATTTCGTGATACGTTCATGGTGTCAGATATTCAAGAGATGGTGGATAGTGCAGGAATTTCATCGGAATTTGCAAACGCGGAAAGCAAAGCCGTACGCAACGTAAAACGTTCAATTGAAAGTGCATTCTGTTCTGCACAGGATCGTCAAGCAGACGCTGGAGCAGGTGCGCCTTACAAAACACGTGGTATGCTGAAATGGCTTGGAGTTGGTGGACAACCTTCCGACATCCCTGCCTTTGCACAGAATGTTGCTAATGACACCACAGGTACACAAACCGAAGCTACCTTTAATAGTGTTCTTCAAGAACTCTACGAAGCTAACGGAATGCCTGGTGGACAGTTGACCTTACTTGCAGGCCCAAGCCTCAAGAAAGAGATCAGTAACTTCTCACGTCAGCTTGCAGCTACCAACGGAACATATGTTGTCAATCAAGATGCTGAGAGTAAGAAAATAACCTTATCAGTCAATATTTATGAGGGTGACTTTGGGAATGTTTTCGTGACTCCTAGCCTCTTTATAAATAGGACGTCAGGTAGTGACACAGTAGACGCAGACGCAGGACTCTTAATCGATCCTGAGTATGTATCCATGATGTCCTTAAAAGCTGAGTCTGTTACCGAGCTTGAGAATCAAGGTGGCGGTCGCAGAGGTTTCGTAGACGTAGTAGCTGGACTTGCTTGCTTGTCTCCAAAAGCTCACGGATATTTTAATTAATAATACTTAACATAAGGAGATTAAGATATGTCAGAATTATCAAACAATGAAGCAGGTAGAGGTTTCACGCATGTGTACACCGCTACCTATGAAGACCTTCAAACAATTGGCAACGCTGGACAGTTGACCATCGCAACTATACCCGCAGGTGGTGCAGTTGAGTTGGCAGGTGTGTACGAAGCTGAAGCATTTGCAGGTACAACCTCTCTAGTCATTGACGTGGGAACAAGCTCTGGAGATCCTGATGAGTTCATCGATGCTCTTGATGTGGACGGAATGTCCGCTCCCGTGTTTAATACAGGAGATGCCTTCACAGGTGGACAATCACAACCCGTTGGTGGAACAAGCACCGCAACTTCTATCATCTTAGAAGTCACAGATGCTGCCATCGCATCAGCAACTGCTGGTAAAATAGTGATCGGTCTACGTATCGTTGACCTCGGTCAATTTGCTTAATCGCAATTAGGATTTGGGGAGTGATCTGCGTAGCGGGTCACTCCCTTTTCCACATCAATTTATAATGTCAGAAATATTTATACCGAAGTGGAGCAAGGCCCAGGGCAATGGTTCGCAATTCATGAAGAACTTAGAGAAGCACTTACGTTACGAGGTGGATCTTGAAAAGTACGAGGCTAAGAAGCGCGAGATTGAAGTTGGGAAAGAGAACGAACAAGGCAATCAAGTGGACGGTCTAGGACAGTTAAAGGCAAGTATACCTGCCCGTGAATATTTCAGATGGGAACAGTTCAAGCCAGGATGTTGGGGCGATAAGCAATTCGTCAATGAGATGCTTCGTGACAATCCGGCATTCAAAGCAAAGTCATTAAAAAAGAAGACCTTCGTTCAAGGAGGTTTTGATAAACCTAGTTTCGCATGAGACAGATAGCAGTAAGCACCATGTTGACCAACTTAGTGAGTATGGTTGGCGTGGACAGTTTTCTTACTGCTGAAAGCACAGCGGCAGTACGAAGCTTTAATCGCTTTGGCAAATTAGCCTGGGATCGCACAAGCTGGCCTTTCGTATCCCGCTTATCCCAAGTAATACCTGATGTTCGCGTAAGAAGTGTACAGGTAGGTAGTGGTGGAAGTGGATACACATCTGCACCTACGGTAGTGTTCACAGGTGGTGGAGGAAGTTCAGCAGCAGCAACTGCCACAATCAATTCAGACGGACAGGTAAACGGAGTGGCGGTGACCAACAATGGCACAGGATTCACATCTGCACCTACCATATCATTTACAGGCGGTAGTGGAAGCGGAGCAACTGCTACAGCAAGTCTGCTCACTTATATAGACTTTGGTACAACTATATCCGAGATATTTAGGGTCACAGAAAATGATCCCTATGGTAGTGGGACCACAAGTGATCAAGCATTTAAGAACATCTACGCCACAGGAAACAGTGTATATGGAGAAGCAATTCTGCCGGATCGCAGTTCCACATCTCCTGTGTGGGTATATTACCGCGCACCCTATCCAGAGTTTGCGAGTGATGCGACTGACTTTCCATACATATTTAGCGAGTACGCAACAGTAGGAGCATATGGTGATTATTTATCTACTGAGGGACAGACTGACAAAGCACAGGTAATTTATCAGCAATCCGAATCAATTTTACAAAGCGAGTTGGACAAGCTCGAAAGACAAGAGGGTCAAGTAAACCCAATACAATTTATAACCTACGGCACAACTGCCGTATCAACAGCATAGAAATATTATGGCATCATCAAATGAATATAGAGGTTTAGGACTCAATGGTGGGATCTACATCAATGACACGGCCGCCAAGACTAACAGTAATGGATGGTTTGCTATCGTGGCAACTGAGGACACTGTTATCGACAGCATCACAAGCAATGTGGATAACCTGAGTGATATCACAGCATCCCAGGATAATACCACTTTGTCTGCAAACACAGCAATTTACGGAAACATATCTGCGGTCACTTTATCGAGTGGTGCAGTAATAGCGTACAACATTTAAAGTGCTATCGCTCGATCTCAACGTAGGTACACCGCGACCCTTCACATCAGGTGGAGTCCCTAGTCCTGACGGAGTCCTGCGCACAGAGAATGGGCGATTCATCATTACTGAGAATGGAGACTTCATCGAGTACGATATGCCACCTTTCCTATCCACCGAGACTGATGAAGTCTTACGAACAGAATTAAATGAAGCAATCTTAACAGAATAATAAAATGGCTAATAAAAAAATTACAGAACTCTCAAATCTGGCATCTCCAGCAGGTGCTGATGTTTTACCTATCGTGGATGATGTTGCAGGAACCGCGACCACCAAAAAGGTAACCGTTACCAATTTAATGACTCTTGCCCCACAGGGTGACCTAGTCGCAAGCAACAATTTATCTGATGTGGCAAATGCGGGAACATCCCGCACCAACCTTGGACTCGGAGATGCGGCCACCAAGACAGTCGGAACAGCCGACACAAATGTGATTGCGGTATCAAGCGGAACGGTTGACTTAGGAGGTAACAAACTCGAAGACTTTGACGCTTCAATTAACGATCAAACGGGAACAGCCTACACGCTCTTAGCGGGAGACAATGGCAAGGTTGTGGTACTTAATAACGGGTCAGCGATTACACTGACTGTTCCTAGTGGACTAGGTGTAGGTTTTAACTGCACAGTCGTACAAAAAGGAGCGGGGCAGGTAACATTCACAGCAAGTTCAACAACAATAAATAATCGCCAATCGCATACGAAAATTGCGGGACAGCATGGAGTTGCAAGCATTTGTGCAGTAGTAGCTGACACCTTTGTTCTAGCAGGCGATACAGTAACCTAAGTCCGATGACTTTTATATTACCAAGTTTCGGAGCCTCGGCTATATCCGCAGTACCTGGTGGTGGTTTTGTTAACACCTACAGCTTAAAGTTCGATGCTACTAACGAAGCTTTGCGTGGTCCGTTGGATGGTCATGGTCACCCTGACGCTTCTACTGAAATTACACTAGGAAGCACAGACCCGTGGACCATAAGTTTTTGGTACAAGAATGACAATTTAAATACTGACGATACGAGCATGTTTAACCACAATGGATCTGATTATTTCAGGCTTATAAATAACTCATCAGGAGAAGGGAATGTCGTCATTTTTAATTCGGGGTATCGTATGCAATCATTTGTTACATCAGCAATTGATTTTCTCGATTGGGTTCATGTGGCATATACGCACGATGGTTCAGGGCTTCACGAACTGTTTGTCAATGGGTCTAGTTATGGAACTGTAACTTATACAGACACTTTTGATACTGACGGTTGGATTTATGGGAAACTCGGCGCAGAACCTGATTCTTATATTGATGAGGTAGCATTTTTTGCTTCTGATTTAAGTTCAAATATTTCGGCACTCTACAATAGTGGAGTAGCAGGAGACCTAGATTCTCTGGATCCTACTCATTGGTATCGTATGGAAGAAGGAAGTGGAACAACTGTAACAAATAGTGGTTCTGCGGGTGGTCTTGATCTTGTAACAGTAAATAGTCCAACCTTCGAAAATGATGTTCCTAGCTAACCCTTACTACTAAATATGAACGATAGAAAATATGTAATAATAAATGCGGACGAAGTATCTTCCGTAGACTTTAGCCAGGTAAATGAAACGAGTGCCGACACAGTGCGATACAATGTCGATCCTGCTGGCACGAAAACTTTCGTAAAGTTCGAGGGAGACACGCCTTCATTCCTAGAGGGTAAAACTCAATACTCGCATTCCGAGATTCTTACGATCCTAGCAGGCGAGGAGTGGACAAGTCCTGACGGTCCTTAATGCGAGGTTTTATAATACTTATGTTCATGTGCCTGACAGGATGTTCGTTTCGGTCTACCTACCCAACCCTTGGAGGGATTGCTGGTGGCGGCATAGGTAGTCTAGGAGGTCCTGGTGCGGCCGCTTTGGGAGCAGGGGCAGGAGTATTAGCGGGTGAAGCGTTAAAGAATGCTGACGCTTTAGTAGAAGCAGAAGAAACCATTGAAGCACTAAGTCATGGCGATGTATCTGCCTTAGTTGCCAAAGGCATGGCTGAGCATAAGACAGGCTTTGAAAGTTTCACCTCTTACATAAAGAATATATTAATTGGAGCCGCAGTTCTTTTAGCCGGATACTTAGCTATTCCCATTTTTATAGCAAAAAGGACTGCTCGTAACTGTTCAAAAACGGAAGCGATAAGGCATCAAACCCGCGCACCATTTCCCGTAAGACCAAGCACTCCCAAATGAAGAATTTAGAACTACTTAAAGACAAGTTTTTAGATATGTCGAAAAAAGGTAAAATGATAACCGCGTTAGTCGGACTTGTGGTTGCTATCATAATATTAGATTGGCTTTTCTAATGATTGACCGCACATCCATATTTGGAATGGGAGGCACATTGGCAACCTTTGGCTTATCCACGCTAGACAGTCTTTTCGGATGCATAGCAGGTATTATTACAATCATTTACATGGGTCGAAAACTTTATCAAGAGTTAAAGAAGTAATGGCACGCTACGAACCAAAGGGTAGAATGGATGATCCAATCCTCACCGATGGGGATCGTGGTTTTAGTGGAATAGACTCCTACTTGGAACCCACAACACTTGAGGGTGGTACAGTTGAAGCATCCGAGAATATGCGCTTAGATGGTGACCTTGCCTCTGTGCGTAAAGGAATTGAATTTAAAGCAGGAGCAGTCACTTTAACTTATGCTGGTGATGAGCAAGTATTTGCATCCACATTATTTTCCGACCCTGTGTCAGGCACAGAATTTATAGCCTGTGCTACAAAGAATAAAGTTATCCTTTGGAATGACCAGAATAACAGCGGTATAGATATCGCTTACCCTGGTGGACAAACTGTCGCAAGTGGAGACAATGCAAGCTTTGTGCAAGCAATGGAGAAACTGATCCTCTTTCGTGGCACAAGTAAAGATCCAATGGAATGGGATGGAGACTACTCGACTCCAACAGCATTCACGCTCAAGAACAACGGATCACCCACAGCAGGAAGAGTGGAATGTCCAAGCACGAACTTTGGTACATTCTTTGCAAATAGACTTATCGTACCACAACCATCAGATTCTGCATACACTGTCATCATGTCGGATATTTTAGACACTGATAATTTTTATCCTGCTGAATCACAATTTAGAATTAATCGAGGCACTGCTGATCGTTTAATAGGATTTACTGAATACTTAGAAAATCAGTTAATAGTATTTTTTCGCAATAGCATCCATTTGATTAACAACTGTGCAGTCACAAGTGCAGCCGCAGTATTTGAGATCACCCGTCAGCGAGGATGTGTAGCTCGAAAGAGTGTGGCAGCAAGTGGACCACAAATCTACTTTCTTTCGGATGATGGCGTGTACACCTTACAGCAAGGCTTAGACCCCGCTAAAGGACTAGGAGTCGCAATCAGTAAAGTAAGTGGTGAAGCAATCCCTTTATCCCGTCCTATCCAGGATCAATTCTTAGATGTAAATTATGCATCTGCTGAGAAAGCATGTGGTATCGTATTTGATAATAAATACTACCTCGCACTACCTACAGGTTCTGCAACTGATAATAATAAAATATTTATATATGACATTCTTAATACTTCATGGACATCTATAGACAGTTTTCCATCCGGCTTTATAATCGATGACTTTGTCACTGTACTACATGGAACAGATCCCACCAGAAGAAGACTGTTTGCAGTCAATGACAAAGGATGGCATTTAATCGAGGAAGCCGCCACCGACATCACGGGAACAATAGGCAACGCAAGCACCACATCCACCGCGATAAGTGCCAAGCTGAAGACCCGCTCCTTCACATTAGGCAGTATAGATGTGAAATCATGGAGACGGGGACAACTCGGATGCGAAGTAAACAACGGGGATCAATTCACGATCAAGGTGAACACAATAGACCCGGATCGGACGAACACAGTCCACACGGAGAATTACACGGGATCGAAGGAAGAGAAATTAATTCGCTTTGGCAGTGGACGCGCGAGAGGTTACGCCGCAAATGTCGAGATTGATGTGTCTAGTGGATCACCGAAGTTCCGTCATGTAAGTGTGGAAGCGATAGCAGGTGGAGCAAGCACAAGAAGGGACATAGCGTAATGGCTACCACTGCTACAGTTACAAGAGGCTTTACCTTTGCCACAGGCGTGGAAACAGATGCCGCATCTTTAAATTTACTCGGTGAACCAACAGTCACAGTTGATTCCATATCTGCAACATCCGTTACCCTGGAGAACAAGACAGTATCATCCTTACCTGCCAATGGCACAACCGGGAGACTTATCTATGTAAGTGATGGTGATGGGGGAAACCCATGCCTTGCTGTGGATAACGGTACAAATTGGGTTCGTATCAACCTCGGTAGTGCAGTCAGTGCAACAGATGCAGACGAATATCTAATGTCAGAATGAATATGAGCAACATCCCAAAAGTATTAAAAATTAACGACCCCAAAACTCTTCAGTTGGTTTCAAAACTAGCAGAAGAAGATAATGATAACATGAAGATTCCTACCCACGCAGTGATGAAGGGTAATGAAATTGTTGGAGGTTGGAATCTATGCGAAGTCCCTATGGTATTACTTTGGCATCACAGTAAGAAAGTAGGGGCAAAAGACTCTTTAATATTAAATCAGATACAGGAAAGTATGCTTTCACAAAAAGGTGTAAACCAAGCATTCATAGCCTGCAACAGTCACAGTCCATATAAAAACCATATGGAACACTTTGGCTTTGAACCTGTCTGGCCTACTAACATCTTTTACAAAAACTTACCAAAAATCTAGGAGAAACTAATTATGTGCGGAGGAAGTCAAAACTACAATTTACCCCAGCAACCAAGCTATGGCGAAGGCATGGCAGACGCGATGAAAGCGCAAATGGAGCAACTGCTTGGACAGGGAGACTATGCCGACATATACGCAGAAGCAGGCTTTGAAGGTGGTGATTTAGGTGACATCATTCAAGGAGTTGAAGCACCCATTCGTCAGCAGACTGCACAGATCGATACGGATGTTTTGCGCCAGACTTTATTGGGCAATAGAACAGAGTCAACTAGTGGTACATACGATGATCAAGGTCGATTGGTCGTTGGATATGAGGGTGGCAAAAAAGCTACGACTACTACTAAAAATGTAAAGCCTGATATAGAATTTGTTGAAGAAGTACCACCGTATAATGCACCATTGCGAGGCATTAAAGACGACCGCCCTGGTGTATACAAAGTTACATTTAAAGATCCAAAAACAGGAAGCGTTATTAAAGAAGGGTACTCGAAAATGCCCTTTCCGCATAATACGACTACGGCAAAAATGCTGGAAACTCAAAAGGAATATCTTCGTGCGGGCATAACACCAAAAGGTAATCCCGTATCTTTCGGCTTGTACCCTAGTGTAAGTGAAGCAGAAGCTGCTAATAGTGCTGGTATTGCAATCGGTGGGCAAAGAGCTGCAAATTACTTTACGAAAACTGGCGCAGAAACATTAGACCTTTCTGATGGTGGTAAAATAGAAACCACGGTCACCACCCCCCCAGCAGACGCAACCCCCGTCTACGGCAAAGATCCAAACGGGCAGATAATCGTAGATAAGTCAAAGACAGGACAGACGGAAACAATACCTGCATCATTTTCAGGTGATGGAATGATTAATCTTCTCGGAGATAGTCGCAATGCGATTGACCCCGCCACAGGATTACCAACTAACCGCAAAGCAGGATTTGATTCCGAAGGTAACTTTCTTGGACTATCTGCGTACACAGAAGATATTCAACGGGGCAACCTATCCCGCCAACGCGAAGCTGACTTATCTGATGTTGAGCGTTTATCAGACCGTTACCGTAATGTAATGGATGAATATAAACCCGCCACTACTACAGGACTTGATGATGCCCGTGTACTCCTTGAGCAACAACGCGAAAACCTCACAGGATTACGCAAAGCCACACAAGCGGATGTAGATGCAGGCAATGCGTCCGCAGTAGATGAGATGATACAAACAGGTTCAGGTGGACCCGTAAGTATACCTACCGCTGACACTTTTGGTGGAAATGTTGGAGGTGAGGGTGGACCCGCCACCATGACTGCCGCAAAAGTAGGGGCAGCACCAACGCTTGACGCGGATACAAGTTTCACTGCGGCTCAAGTAGCTGATCCTCTACAACTAACTGCTAACACACAATTCTCAGGAGAGTTGGCAACAGGTGCGGGAAATCAAGATACTTTAAGATCACAACTACTAGGAGATGCTAAGACAGCACTAGGGGCAGGTTTAACCGGGCGAGAACAAGCACAGATCGCAGATGCCGCCCGTGCGAGATCCACGCTCATGGGAAGAACATTTGATCAAAGTGGTGCAATTGCAGAAGCTGAAGCTCGCGTACAGGAGGACAACAACCGCCGTATGCAGAATCGCTCCTTTGCACAATCTGTGCTTGGACAGGATGCAGGGTTACAGCAAGGAGACATCACTCGCGGAATGGCACAGGAAAGTGAGCAGGCAGGACTTAATCAAAGAAAAGCATTAGCAGATGCACAGATGCTTCAGCAGTCCAGAGCAATGGGCTTAGAAGCTGGAATGCAACAAGACTCTCAGCAAGCACAACTTGATCAGGCGAAACTCCTGGCACAAGCACAGATGGATCAGCAAGCTAATGCATTCGATGCACAGTCAGAGCAACAAGCAGATGTCATCAATCAGGGTCAAGCCCAACAAGCTGCACAATTTGGAGTCGGTGCTACAATGGATGCGGAACGAGCAAATGAAAGCTTACGCCAGCAAGGACTCGGTAATTACATTAATGCGTTGGGTAACCTTGCACAGATGGAAGACAAGTATACCCTCGATCCATTCCAAGCACTGTTAGGCCGAGGAGGAGGAGGAAGCCTGCAAGCCGGGCAAGGTGTATTTGGACAAGCGGGATATGGACTAGATTCAGGTCCACAATATTTAAACCCTGAAGCAGGACTTGGCTACATCAGTCAACAGAATGCGAACCAGGCAAACATGTATGCCGCCAATGTAGCCGCAGATGCAAGCAGAAGTTCAGGCATCATGGGTGGCTTGGGCGCGCTAGGTGGCGGGTTATTGTCAGGTGCCGGAAAAGCAGCAAGTGGAGGTGCAACATTGTTCTCAGGTTTTTGCTGGGTAGCACGCGAGGTCTATGGACCCACAAATCCATCGTGGTTACAATTCCGTGAGTGGATGTTTACAGAATCACCTAATTGGTTCTTTAAACTATATGCAGAATATGGCGAACGCTTTGCCAATTGGATAAGTAATAAGCCTCGCCTAAAATCAATTATCCGCAAGTGGATGGATTCTAAAATAGGAGACAAATAACATGGCAAGAAAACCATTCTTTTCAGGTAATTACGGAAGCGCACTAGGCTCTACCGCTAATGCCGCTAATCTAATCGCCAGGGCAGGGCAAACCCAAGGGCAAATGTTTGCCAATATGGGAGGTCAGATCGGAGGCATGATACAGCAGTACGGGCTGAATAAGGAGAAGCAGGGCAAATTAACTGATAAAATTGAAAATCGCCTCAAGTTAGATCCAAGCATTGCGCAACGTTTGACAATGTCTGGCGATGAAGAATTTGATAAAAAGAATGCAACTGACATGGAAAAGCTCACTGGCGGTGAACTTGGATTGAAAGGTTTACAAAGACTAGACAGTGCAATGGCAACGATCAATGAAGTTGATCTCCTCAAACAGCAAGAACTGTCAACGAATCTTAATAATAAATTACTCGAAGAGCGGGTGCTTACAAGTGAAACTGCAAGGGATGCAACTGAAGCACTTACTAGACTTAAAGAAAATGAAACTAAAAGAGTTGCAGCAACCTACGCTGCATACGGGAGGCAACTTGAAGATTTACAGAATAGGATTCTAAACGGAGAAGAGTATGAGAATTTTTCTGTACAGGATCGATTAATATTAGGTAACTCTGCGGGTATAACAAATAGAACCTTACCCTTGGAGGAATTGATTTATGACCCAAGCAAAGATTTGGATTTTGCGACTGCGAAAGAGGAGTTTGAGAACATAAAAAAGCAGGGTGAGAAAACCGATCTAGACATTGAGAAGGGTAAATTAGAGTTAGGAGAAAAGAAAACAGAGATTGCAAGAACTCCTGACTTTACTGATCGCAACTCGGCACTTGCATCTACTTCAGATTTACCGGAAGGCGTGAGCGCAGATATTAAGAAATTTAAGGATGGATTCAATGTTGAGTACAGATACAAAGCTAAAGAATTTACAGATATTCCATCTGTGCCGGGATATCCTAATTATAAAATTGTTGGTGGATATGTTTATGAAGGAGATCCTAAGACTAAGAAATTAACAAAGCTAGGTTCTGAGAATTTCGGAGAAAAATCTGAATTGCTACAAAGTGCAATCACTTCACTTACAACCAAAGATGTAGAGCAGTACAGCCTAGCAAAAGCTAGAGGAGAGCAAAATGAGGACAATGACTACGAGGTAGAAGATCCTGCTTCAGGTGAAACCATTGTCGTTCCATTTAATCAAGACCTTGAGAATAGATTGATCTACCTAGACGGGTTGCGAAATAAACTACAAACACAGATTGATTTAGACCTTACTATTCGATGAGTGTAGCAAACTTCATAAAAGGGACTGCAACTCAAGCAGGTAGGTATAAAAACAAACATGGCTTAGTGGGAATACCTAATACAACTACATCTAATATGGGTCGTGGTTTTGGACTTAAAGATCCTGTAACAGGCAGAATGGCAACTGTCGGACAAAGAAAAGATTTAGTAAGATCAGGTACAAAGCGTATTGCAGGTGGAGTAGCTACTACAGGAACGGTGATTAAAGTTCTAACTAACAGCGGAGTAAAAAATGTCCGCATAAATGGAGAGGAAGCCACTCCTGAAGAGATTGAGCAGATTAAGGCACACTACAAAATCGAGCAATCTTACGATGATATGGGTGGTACGCAGACTGCACCAATGCGAATTACTGCTCCACCACAACCACGCCAAATACCAGAATTAAAACCTGATCCATTGTCTCCACAAGAAAGAGAGATCGCTAGGCTAAAAGCTGAGGAACCTATGCAGGAACAGCAACAGCCTGGAGTAGGCACAGTTGCAACAAAGTTAGTTCGCCCTAGATTTCAAGGCGAGCAACCTTCGCAAGGAGAAGTAGCTTTAGGTAAAGGTATAGGTAGGGCAGTAGGTTCTTTAGGTGCAGTCGCATCTGCTGTAGGTGGTGACGCAGATAGAGCAAAAGAGATAGATGCAAATATAGCAAAAATACCTTATGAGGATGGCGTGCCGGGTTTAGCAGAAGGTATAGCACAGTTTATAACTGTAGGTTCGCCAACCATGCAGATCACTAAATCACTAACAAAAGGGCCGATAAAACAAACTGTGATCGCTTCAGGTGCAGCAGGTGGATTAGGATTTAGCGGACAGGAGGCTAGGCTATCTGACCTAGTTCAGCAGTACCCAATGATTTCCAATCCTGTTACCGACTTCTTGGCATCAGATGTAGACGATTCCTTTGCCCTTGGAAGATTTAAAAGTGCATTGGAAATGGCAGGGATTGATAGTGCTTTGGCGCTTCCGTTTGTACGATCCATTAGGCAAACTAAAGCACAAGCTAGGCAGTCTAAAAACAATGGTGAAGTCGAGTTGGCGCAAAAGATTGAAAGCGATGCTTCAAGTAAGAAAGTCACAAGCAATAACCAAGGTGTAGCTTATTCAGGTGCAGTAAGACTTCCTAATAAAGTAGTAGAGACTATAACAAAACCTGTGGAGTTTGCGTTGAAGGGTGGTAATTATGGTATGCAGAAATCAATTATATTTAGTGACGAAGCAATTAGACCACTAAAGTCACGCATTGAAGAATTAAGTCCAAGGATGGCACACAAGCTTGATGAGTTTGAGGTAAATCAAAATATGCTTGCTGGTAATTATATGCATAAAGCTGCGCCTTTTTTGCGTTCATTCAAGAAGATGTCATCTACAGATCGTAAAAAATTTACTCGGCACGCGCTTAACAGCGAGATGCCTGAAGCATATGACGTATTAAAGAGATACAATAATAAGCTACCTAGTGTGAAAAGAGAGTTTGATGAGTTGCAGACTATCTTTGATGATATACATAAATTAGCAAAGGATAATGGCATAGATATTCCATATCGCAAAGACTACCTTCCTCGCATAATGAAAGACTACGAAGGTTTTCGTAAGGCAATTGGTAAAGATTTAAAAGATCCGATTGATGATGCAATTGATGCTGCATTCCGGGAAAAAAACAAATTAGCACCAGGGCAACCATTACCGCAAAGCCCAACGCAATTAACTAAATTTGAGGAAAGAGAAGCTGTTCGTAAATTCTTAGAAGGTCAAAAGTATACAGGTGATGGAACTCCAGGGTTTATGAAGAATCGCGTAATCGATAAAATCGAGGAGGATCATTTGAAATTCTATGGTGGCTTTGAGGAAAATATACAGAACTACATAAACAATGTAACTTACCGTGTAGCTAAAAACCAATTCGTAGGAAAAGTAAAAAATGTAGAAGGGTACACCGAATTACTAAGTAAGCTACAACAGCGTGGTAAGTTGTCTAAAGAAAATACCAGAGAAATAAGTAGGCTTATTGGGGTGAGGCTAGATGGTGGAGAGCAATCTTTAAACAAGAGTCTGCAAATGTTTAGGGATGGTGTTTACTTGTCAAGTATTGCAAATCCAATTTCTACAATTACTCAAGCATCTGAATTTATGCTAAACGCATATAGATATGGCACATTTGATACACTAGCTACAACTGGTAAAACTTTAAAAAGGAAGGGTATCACTATGTCTGACATTGGCATAGATGATATAGCTCAAGAGTTTGCAGAACCACTTGCTCAGTCACAGCGTGGTATGGCAGGTAAAGCTCAAAAAGGCTTAAACAACTTTCTTCGCAAGTCATTAGGAATAGTGCAATTTAAACGCATGGATGAGTTGATGAAAGAGTCTAACCTTAATACTGCTATGCGTGTAGCTCGTAAGAAGGTTGCAAACAAGCAGTCAAAAGAGTACCAAGAGTTCGCAAAAGAAATGGCAGAGTATTATGGGCCTGAGACAAAAAAGTTTCTAGACGCTCTAAAGCGGGGAGATGTCGGAGATCCTAATGTTAAGACATATCTTTATTCGCAACTCGCAAAGACTCAGCCTATCGGTCTATCGGAATATCCTGAAGTCTACCTAAAAAACCCATCAACGAGGCCGCTTTACTTTCTTAAAAGTTTTGGACTCAAGCAACTAGAGACAACTCGAAGAGATGTATTACGAAAGTTAGGAAGCGGAAACGCGGACGAAATTCGAGACGGTATGAAACAAGGTGTGCGCTTGTCACTTCTCTTTGGCGGTGCAATGACTACAAATAATTTATTTAAAGACTACCTGCTAGATCGCGATGATAAACCTGGAATGCTTGGTGATCAAATGCCCACACAAGAAAATGCGTTAGATGCAGGGGCAGATGCTATACTTACCTTGTTTGGACTTAGTAGATACTTTACAAGAAAGTTTGCTGATGAACCTTATCAAGCAGTCACCGATCTTATAATGCCACCTAAACTATCTGAGTTAATAGAAACTGGAGTAAATGTGGGTAAGGGTGATTTTGATAAAGTAGGTAAGACTGTAGAAAAGAATATACCTTTTGGTGGTAAAATATACAGTGAGCATTGGGGTTCTGCTTCAGACTACAAGCGGAAGAAAAGAATACAGGAGTATAAAGCGAAAAAGCGTAGGATGGAAAAGGCATTAGAGTTACCAAACATACCTGACATTCCTGACTTAAATTTTGAGTAGTTGACAAAATAAACAACTCCAAGTAGCCTTTAATCTTAAGGTATTTCATAGTACCTTTTCTTTTCTTTTAAGGACCGTCTTTTAACCGAGACGGTTCTTTTTTTTGCACAAAATAAAAAAAAGCTTGCAATGGTATCAGTCAGTCGTTTTTACTGACTCTGCTTCACATGATTAGGAGCAGTTGACTTTTTGTTAATTGGGCAACTTACTCTTAATCAATTGGTTCGGGGTTCGAGTCCCCGGCCCGGTACCAATTAGCGTTGGTTGTGAAGTGTAATAGTACACTTTAAAAATAATAAAATCACAACCTAAAACGCCATGTATGCTTTACAAGATTCCGTAGATACTTTACACACAGCCGTTACCCCAATGTCAGATAATGTATTCATACGATATGAAGGTGTGCGTGAATATCAGCCCGTTCATAAACTCTTTAAAATTTACCGCTCACAAACGCTCGTAGCAAAGCGACAGGCTAACGCTCGGACAAAAAATAACAATATTCTGCGCATGGAGGCCATCCTAAAGCACTACGGCATTGAGTTAGAAAGTGCTGATATAACCTGTTTTGCTAGTAAAACGGGAGCAGGCATTCCGATTTGCGATGACTGGGTAGCGCATCGTGGATGCAATGAGATGCGTCAAGCGCGCTCGATCTTTTCCAAGGCGTGGATCAAGCGTTACAAGCAGTTGGGAATCGACACTAGCTATTTCAGTAATTGGATTGCACTTTCCTTAGAAGGTGTGCAGGTCACACCATTTGATGCCAATCGTAAAGAGTTGGATAGTATCCGCTCGAAGTGCGAGGCACTCAAGGAGTCCGATAAGGACATGTATTTAATGTACGCATTAGCGTACGGATTGGGTCTTCGCAGTAGTGAAATCCAGCGGGCAAGGTTTGATGATCTGCGCGAAGACTTTGATGGAAACAAACTTATTCGTATTCATGACCCTAAAAGCGGTGGTGAATACCAGGATAGACCATGTGATCCTTCATGGTGGGATCTTCTTAACTCCTATAAAACATCGAACGATGCTTTAATCGTTCCTGTGCAGGAAGACAGAATTACCCGTGAGTTTCCATTTTTTCTTAGACGAATTTGCGGGGTGGTGGATGATCGCCCTGTTCATCGTTTGCGAAAATACTGTGGACACAGAGTGATGCGGGAGAATGGAAACAATGCATTCGTGGCGAGCAAAGCGCTTGGTCACAGCAGTGTGGAAATTACCTCCCGTGTATATGTTGGAATGCCTACGATCCAGCGGAGCTTTTAGTAGGACTTAAATTTCTTGCCCAAGAAACAATGCGTTATAAAACCATAATAAAAATAACTACACATGACTACAATTCATACCACCTCAAAAATGGATGGACTGTGCTTGGAACACAGAGGCACGGGCAAGATTATAATCACGGCTGAAGTACCCACAGAGGTGGGTATTGAGAACCTGATAAAAGAGTTACTTACTTTTTTACCAGCCGGAAGTGAATTGGGAGGGGAAGTGAATCTTCTTCAGCCCCCTCATCAAGCGCCTTACAAGCTGCCTGGAGTATTAGGTCAAACACCTGTGCCTGAAGCAGCCCTGTAGAGTCACTAACTGCCTTTACTTTATCTCTGACACTCGGTGAAAGCCGCAGAGAAATCGGCTTAGTTAAGGTTATTCGTCCCATAGTGGGACAATAAAAACACTTAACTACCCTGCAATACAACAACAAAATACATAAAGATATAATATGGGATTCCTAGATAACATCCAAGATGTTCCGCAAAACTCTTCGAGTGGTGGCGGTAATTATATGAAATTAACGCAAGGTGCGAATCAGTTTCGCATAGTAGGAAGTTCCGATGACGGCGGAGTAATCCAAGGTATGCAAGGTTGGGGGACTACCGCTGATGGTGGAAGAAAGCCCTACCGCTGGAAGATTGGTGAGACTGCACCTATGGATTTCGAGGATAAGCCAAAGCAGTTCTTGGCAATGCTCGTATGGAACTACGAGGAGAAGAAAGTGCAGATCCTTGAGCTTACCCAGGTTGGACTTCGTAAGGAGTTAATTACCTTGGCAAAGGATGAGGATTGGGGTGACCCAAGAAGTTACGATCTGAAGATTGTGCGCAGTGGTGAGAAGTTTGACACCACATATGCAATGACTCCAAGCCCGCACAAGAAGCGTGGTGACGAGATCAATGCCGCAGTCAAGGAGATGGATGTAAACCTCGAAGCATTATTCGATGGTGGTGATCCATTTGCCCCCAAAACTCCACCCGTGGTGGAAGATGACAATCCTGGACCTGACCCATTCTGATGCCAAGGTACAAGAGTAAAGACTATTGCGAAGGCGAGAAGATGAATCCCGCACAACCTAACCAGACATTGTCTATTTGTATGCCACTGAGTTTGAAGCGTAAGCTAGTCAAGCATACAGAGGGACAGCAGAAAAGTCTGTCCTCATGGGTTCGCGAAATCATTAAACGGGAGATGGCGCAATGCTAAAGCTAGGTATATCAAATGCCGAGTACCACGGGTCGAGCGAGTTAGGTCGCTCGACTGCGTGGTCCCTCTTGCAGTCATGCCCTGAAAAGGTGAGGTATGAAATGAATAACCGCAAGCCAAGCAGTCCTACGCTTGTTCTTGGGAGTGCATTCCATACGGCAACATTGGAACCTGAGAAGTTGGATGAAGAGTTCGCAGTAAAGCCTACAGAAATTGATGGGAAAAGCTCCAGAACTAATCATTACAAAGAAGCATTTGAAATGATGCAGAAGAATGAGCCGGACAAACAATGGCTTACATCTGCTGATTATTTTCTTGCTAATGAAATGGCGGGAAGTGCGTTGGATAATCCTATCCTTAAACACTACATGGCGGACATTGATAAGGTAGTGGAAGGCACGGGATTCTTTGAGATGGAAGGTGCTAAGTGTAAGGTTCGTCCTGACTTATTTATTCCCGGCGCGGGTGTGGTGATTGATTTAAAAAGCACACAGGATGCGAGTCCAAAAGGATTCACAAAAAGTGTGCGTCAATTTGGATACCTTTTCCAGGCGTGCTGGTATATGCACGCACTGCAAATGCTAGGACTCAAGCCCAAGCAGTTCATCTTCCTAGCGGTTGAGAAGACTGCACCATATGCTACTGCCGCCTACACTATCAAAGAGAGCGACATAAATAAGCAGTTTGGCAATATGGAAAGAGCGTGCCAAATATGGGCCGCTTGCCAATCTAGTGGCATCTGGCCCAGCTATGCAGATGAAGTGCAACAGTTGGATCTTGGTTCTAAGATTACAAGTAACCGCTTAAACATCTCACAATTAGGTGAGCGTTTCGGAGTGAGCAGAAATTATGTTTACCGCATAATAAAAGATTACGAGCTTGTTTCTGTGACCGTTGGTAATCGTAGAACCTTGGACGTTACTGAGTTTCAAAATGCAGTAAGGCGGGACTCGGAGGGAAAGGCGGCATGAACTACCTGGACAACACAAAGAAAGCATTGGATTTTGCGAGCGAGAAGCTTTCAAAAGCGGATACCTTTGGCGCGCTCACAGTCATGCACGCTGCACTAGAGCAAATGGTGGCACATCTGAGGAAAGAGGATCTCAATAATGTGAGTGACCCTGATCTGATGATTACCTTCGAGGAAGACTTCGGTGAGGAGGATGACACATGAAGCTTACAATAGGCATAGATCCCGGTAAGTCAGGAGGCTATGCAATCGCATGGGGTGGATTAGATTCTATCAACTTACATACGTTGAATGAAGACTTTGAGTTTATTCAGCATATAGAAGAATTATTAAAGCATCCAGATGTCACAGGAATTGAGGCGGTGGTTGAATTGGTCCCGCCATTTGCGGGCAAGCTGATTCCATCGAGTACCAGCTTTAAGCTTGGTAAATCATGCGGATTCTTGGAAGGCGTGCTTAGAATGGCAAAAATTCCATTTACACTAGTACGCCCCCAGGAGTGGCAAAAGGGACTAGGTGGACTAGGTGGCCTCACCTCAAACAAGCGTAAGAAGGTTCTTATGAACCACGCAAAACAGTTCTTTCCATCAACGAAAGGACTCACACTAAAAACAGCAGATGCCATCTTAATTTTAAGGCATCATTTAAATAACCAAGGAAAAGAATAATACTATGGCAATACCACAAATAAACCAAGAGTTAGAACCAAGCGACTACATCTATGACCCAAGTAGAGGACTGTATGTAGCACTACGAACCATTGATCCAGCAATGGCAGAACAAATACTAGATACGAGAAAGAAGAACCGTGCTATCAGTAGATCAACCGTCAACCTATACACGAAGTTCATGCGTGAAGGGCATTGGGTACTTAACGGACAACCTATCATATTCGCAGACAATCTTCTCATAGATGGACAGCACAGACTTTCCGCATGTGTGAAGACAGGCATACCTTTGGAAGTGCTTGTAGTTGAGTTAGGGGATAGTAGTGCCTTCAAGACACTAGACCAAGGTAAGCGCAGAAACGGATCTGATGTTCTAGGGATTGCAGGATATACAAATACTTCAGTTATATACACTGCTTTAGGCATTCTGGAGAAGATCAAAAGGGTTGGCACTCTTGGCTACAATCAACTCGGAGAGGGCGCAAGGGTGATCATTAGTAATCATGAGGTTGAAGATGTAGCTAATAAATATCCAGGCTTAGATTCATCAGCTACTCTCGCCAAGACTTTCTATAAGAGTCTAAAGGTAAAGCCGGGACCGATTGCTTCACTGCATTATATTCTCAGGCAAACAGAATCAGAGGTAGTTTCATTTGATGAAGACAAGAAGTCGGATGAGTTTATGCGAATCCTATCGACAGGATTAGGCTTAGACAAAGGGAATCCAATTCTTTACTTCAGGAACTCTTTAATTAAGCAGATGTCCGATCAAATAAAGATACCTCCACACTTCATTATTAGGGGTGGTATTCTTACTTGGAATAATTGGATAAAGGGTAAGAAGATCACAAGATTTGTGCTTGGATCAGATCCAAAAATACCCACCGCAGTAAGACCAATATAAGTGTCATGGATGGGATAAAAAACATAGCAAGATTACTACTTCATGGACTGCTTTTTGCAGTCTGTGGGGTAGCTTTCTTCTACATAATCATAGGTGCTATTTGCACATTATTAGGACTATAATGACAGACCAAGTACAAAGAAAGACAGAACTGTTCTTTGATAAAAAGAAGACATCTGTAACACTAAAGGGCAATTTATTGTATAGGTTTAATCAATGGTTGCACGATAATGACTTCGTAACGGACGAGGGTACATTTAAGTACCATGAGGGACTAAAACACTTCATAATTTGCGGACTCTCAAATTACTCCAAGTGTCTTCACGGAGACACTTCCTCGCGTGTACGCGACAATTCTACGAATTGTTCTAATATTAAATATAGCGAAAATAGCTCCACCAAGACACTTGAACCTTCTGAGTCTAAGAAGAAAAAGGGTACGCAGATTCCCGATGACTTCGATCCTCCTAGAGAGATTACTCAGGAGTTTGGATTGGATCATAAGTTAGCGGTTGCTATCTTCGTGGATTGGGCAAAGGGCAAGGGTCATACCCAGGTGGATTGGATCGCAACCTACCGCAATGCTTGCAGAGGATGGATCAAGGAAAGATCAAACTCCAAGACATCATCCGATGATATTACTTTGAAAGAAGTCATCCTTCCGGGCGAGGAAGAGTTTTGATGGATTACTCGATTTCAGAGCAGGCAGTTCTATCTGCATGTCTTAGGGATGATACTAATCTATCCACAGCCTTGGCAGTTGAACGATTAACCTCGGATGATTTCACCTCGCCTGCGCACCAATCGATATTTCGATTAATCGCAGAGCGTGGTGAACTCAATGAGGTGGATGTTGCCATTGAACTCCCGCAATATTCTCATGAAGCTATAGAGCTTGCGGAAAAGTATGGTGGAGGATCAGTGGAAAGATATGTGGACCAAATCATTGAGTCCAGGAATCGCAAGGATGTGGAACGGGCAATCATGCATTCTCATGATTTACTCAATGAAGGAAAAGAATCCTCCGAGATTGCATCTGAGTTTAACATGAGAGTAGCAAAAGCCTTGGCCTCTGGGAAAGGACAAGTGAAAGTGGGAACTGCCGCCAAGGAAGCACATTCTGAGTTTCTAAGCATTGATTCCGGAGAGTCATCCGCTACAAGCACAGGCTTTGCCCGGTTGGATTATTGTCTTAGCGGAGGTTTCCAACCTGGTAAGCTTTATGTCTTAGCCGCAAGACCCGGAATCGGAAAGAGTGCATTGGCTATACATTTCTCCCATGAAATCGCAAAGCGTGGCCTCCGTGCAAGTTATGCATCCCTTGAAATGTCAGCGGGTGAGTGCGCAGGCAGACTCCTTTCCCGTGAGTCAGGCGTTGCCAAGCCAAGGATGAAAGGAGGATTGCTACCAGCGCACCGCAAGAAGCTCGAAGAGAGTACCAAGAGGATGCAAGGATGGCCTATCACCTTCAAAGATGATAACAAGGCCACACTTGACTCCTTCCGTGCCTTCCTAGCCCAGGAGCGAGTGAAAGGAGGCGTTGGGCTGGCGGTGATCGATTA